CAAAATCCATTCTACGGAAAAACACACTCGGAAAAAACATTGAAAACACTGAGCAATTTGGGAGGTAAGTGGATCAAAGGGATTGACCCTTCTTTGTTGCCCTATACAACATATTATGAGATAATTTATCCAGATGGGTCTATTAAACAAGTAGTAGGGTTAAAGTCTATTGCCGATGAATTCAATGTCAGTATCGCTAATGTCCATGCTACTATCAGTAGAATGGCTAAAGGTATAATGCCGAGCAAAAGTGTTTTTAAAAATCATCTCATTCGGAAATTAGATTGATAGACAAATTAAAGCAGATATGGCAGTATGATTGACTCAGAAGAAGCAAAAACAATAGGATTTGTAGCACATACTATTAAGATGAGTGATGTTGAAGATCCTGATTTATTTGTGGCACAGCCGATACATGAATGGCAACAAACTGAAGCAGGCAAGTGGATAATGAAAAATTCTAGTCCTAAACCAAGTTGGCATCGTATCATTAGTTATGATACATATGGGTATCTATATCAAATTAAAGCATATTTAACACCTAAACAATTAACATATTGGAAGTTGAAATACGAATGAAAACCCGTGAAGAAATCATTGATAGTATGTGCATGACCTTTCGCCATGACTATGGTCTGGTAATTAGCGAGGATGATCGCATGTATTCTCTCATGTCTGGTATGACTGAGAATGAGCGTAAGGCCCTGTGGCATAGTATGGCGCAAATCTTTGACAATGATATTGCTACATATATGGAATTTAAGAAGTGAGAATTATTGTCACTGGTTGCATGGGTTTTATTGATCACTATGTAATATTTGACTTCCACAAAGATATTGACCTAAGAGTCAAGACTTTTTACGCACAATAAGGAAATAACTAAGTATATGAACGTGTATTGGCTCATAGCAATTCTTCCACACTTTATAATCACACTATTAACTGTAGTGGGGATTCTAGGCCTATTGGTAGCCTCATTTGTTGGTAAGATTCCCTTCATCAAGCAATACAATCTTCCAATCAAGATTGCTTCATTGATTCTATTTGTGTGTGGTGTTTATCTACAAGGTGCAGCAGGATATAAGGCTGCTACTGACAAAGCTGTAGCAGAACTTCAATCTAAACTAGCAAAGGCTCAAGTACAATCCGTTAAGGTAAATACTCAGATTGTTGAAAAAGTAGTCAAGGACACTAAGGTAATCCACGACAAGGGCAAGACCATCACTCAATATGTTGACCGTGAAGTAGTCAAGCATGATCAAGATTGCAGACTACCGGCAGAAGTTATTAGGGCCCATAACGCAGCAGCATCACTAGATACTGGTAAACTATCAGGAGACAAGAAGTGAAGAAGTTAATAATCTTACCTCTTGTTTTACTATCAGGATGCGCTATTCATGCTGTTCCAGTAACTGCAAAGTTCCCCGATGCTCCTCAGATTCTTTTAGAAAAGTGTGCGGCTCTAAAAGAAGCTACAGCAAACATGACTCTTAGTGAATATACTAAGACGGTAGTAGATAACTATATGCTGTACCATGAATGTGAACGCAAAGTAGTGGGTTGGCACGAGTGGTATGCTGAGCAAAAGAAGATTTTTGAAGACGCCACTAAACACTAATACTATCTTCCGTTTGATAAATACTTAAAACGGAAGAACACGAATGAGTACTACACCTCTCTATACACAACAAGTTATCAACATTGGTGCCAATCCTAACGATGGCTCAGGTGATCCATTACGCATTGCCTTTGAAAAAATCAATAATAACTTTGCTAATCTCTTCCAAACATTCGTTAACTCAACTGTATCTTACACTACCGGTAACACTGCCGGTCAAGTAATCTTTGAAACTCCTGCTAACACTTTCACTGAAGGTCAGTTCTATATTAAGTCAACTGATGACGGTACTGCAAACAGCCAAGCGATTCAACTATTCGCTCAAATCAATAACAATCACGATGATGTAAAGTTCACTGCTTATGGAACTACTTTCTTCGGTGATGCATTAACACAATATGATATGGTAGTTGATCCAACATCAGGAAACGTACAGATTCTTATTAATCCTCTCACTAGTGACGATCTAGTACATTTTATTGCTTCTCAGGTCATGTGGGCCGGCCCAAATGTTCCGGGTCTTGGTATTGCATTGGATGGTTATGCAAACTCTGTTATGGCAACAGAAAATACGACTCCAATCAATACTACTCAGAATAACCCATAACAAAAGATAAATACAATATAACGATTAAGGACTTTCAATGAGAGCGCGTGAATTCATTTTTGAAAACGATACCCCAGCAAATCCAAAGGCGTTTGGCGATGGTCAGATGGATGCTATTAAGGGCGCAATCTCAATGCCAGACTTGAGTATCAACAAGTCAAATGGTAGTCCCTACCTACAATGGCGTTTCGGTATTGCAATGGCAGGTGCCCCTGACTACCCAACTCCGCCCGTAGGCCCAATGGCAGGTGACCCATTGTTGTCAACATACACTGATGCTGAATTAGAAATCATCAATGTTGCTGCAAAATCAGTAGGTGCTGGCAAAGTCAGAAAACTCAGTGATAACCGTAGTACAGAAATGTCTAACACTTACACAAAGAGTCCAGTAGCCAAACGTCCCAAAGATTTCCGTAAGAAAAAATAATCACTACTGGTCCACTGCATAAGTAATTTTATGCAAAACTTAATCGACATCAACCAAACCCTTGACTTGATCAAACTCAAGTTCTATAATGAATATCTATACACTGCCCACATCCATGATGAAGGCGATAGCAAGATGCACGAGGTGCTTACCAAGCAAGTCGTGGAAACATATATTGATCCAATGGATCTAGCAAAGGATGCAGCTATTCTTGATCTTGGTTGTGGCCCGGGATATTTCTTGGACGCAATGAAGGAACGAGGATACACTAATCTCACTGGCGTTACTCTTTCTCCTGGTGATGTCGCTATTTGTGAAGGTAAGGGCCATACTATCAAGAAGTATGACTTGAGCTTCTTGCCGCAGAAGGATGGATACTATGATGAATCAGTTGACTTCATCTTCCTTCGTCATGCACTTGAACACAGTCCTTATCCTATCTTCTCATTAATGGAATACAACCGTGTATTAAAGCAGGGCGCAAAGATTTACATTGAAGTTCCTGCTCCTGACTGTGATCGCAGACACGAGTTCAATCTAAACCACTATAGTATTATGGGAGCTAATCAGCTAGGTGCATTGCTTACACGCTGTGGCTTCAATATTGATCAGTTCAACAATCTAGAGTTTGACGCAAGTGGTCCAAATCCTGAAACTAATGACCCAGAAGATATGGTTGAGTTTAAGGAAAAGTACTATTGCATTGTTGCTACAAAAGCACGACCACTAGATATCAAGTAAGAAGATAAATACTCTCATAGCAATATGAGAGTATTTTTTTATGGCCAATCCACCACCACCATACGCAAACATTTCTGGTATTACCAGAACAATAATGAAGGACAATCAGGAAGAGACTATCAGTAATTACAATGGTAATGCTCGTCCCGGTGAACTTGTTGTTGACCTTACTAACAACGATGTCTATATTGGTAACACCAATGGTAACTTAACACTAATCAACACTGGTGGAGGTTCTGGAAACAGTGAACCAGCTGGTGCAGTTGGAGCAATTCAACTTAATGCTGGGGGCAATCTATTTGGTTCTTCAGCAAATCTGTCATTTGCTAATAATACATTAACTACTAGTAACGTATCACCTGCCTTAGATAACATTTATTTCTTAGGTGACGAAACACATCGTTGGGCTAACTTGTGGTTAGGTCCAGGTACTATCTACATTACAGACTCAGCAAACACCGCAAACGTTGCGGAACTAACAGTTTATGACGGAGTTTTAGAAGTCAACGGTGCTACAGGATTACAAGCAAACTTAATTAATGGCAATACCACACTAACATTGGATGCAAATGCTAATGTTACTATAACTGTAGCTGGTTCAGACAATAGTTGGACATTTGATGATACGAACAAATTCACTACACCTGGCAATGTACTCGTGCAAGACAGTAATCAAAATGACATTATTGAATTAAGAACTGATGGTAATATCGCATTTAATGGCAGTGCTACACTATCAGTAAATGGTGGATTCTATGTAAGCTCAGTAGGATCAACTGATGGTCAAGGCAACATCGTAACTTACGATAGCGGTGAGTTTAAGTACGGACCTAAACTAAAAGATTATGCAGGTAACATTGGTGCTAACAACATAACTATCACTGGATTATTGAAAGCACCACAAACAACTAAAGCATCTAACGCCACCGGAACACCCGGACAAATATGTTGGGATGCAAACTATATCTATGTATGTACTGCTACAAATACTTGGAAGCGTAGTCCATTAACAGGCGGATATTAATGTTTGATCCATTCAAACAAGCAAAACTAATGAATGCCTACAAAGGATTCACCGAGTTTACTCCTCCCGAAGAAAAGGATATGTCATTAGACGAGTTAAAACGTTTAGCCGGCATTCCTAAATACTATGATCTAAACGGTGATAGACTAGATAATAATTATGAAATATCAGGTGCTCAAAAAGTACAATATATGCGAGATAATAACATTAGACCGGGTGACCCCGAATGGTTTAAAGTGATGTTCGCTAAGCCACATCTTACAGGTGAAAGTCCTTTCTCAAAGAAGTAGCATATTAAGCTAAATAATACTATGTCAAACACACCTACCTTGATCAAGGATCCATACAAGAAGACCACCTTCACGCAACAACAGCTTGAAGAATTCATGAAGTGTTGCGATCCAGAAACTGGTTATCTATACTTCATGGATAACTTCTTTATGATTCAGCATCCTACTCGTGGTAGCATGAACTATCACCCTTGGGAATAC